TAAATTCTCTACATGGGAGGCGCAATCTAAAGGCGGACAAGTAATCCAAATGTTTGCATTTAAAGCGACTATCCGTAGAAAAAAACCAAAACATAACGAATATGTAAGGAAACTAGAGCGTCAAATTGCAAAGAAAAAACCCGTTAATGTTCCCCAAATTGTCGGGGATCATGCGTTTTTGTTTTTTTGTGCCGACTGGCAATTTGGAAAAAATGAATATAATTCTAATTGGGGAGCCGACGAAACAATTGACTATATACGCAATGGAATTATTAAAGCAAAAAAGCAAATACGGGATCTAAATAAATCGGGTCAAACAATAGATGAAATTTACATAATAGGTTTAGGAGATTTGATTGAAAATTGTTATGGATTCTTTGACCACCAACCATTCAACATTGAGCTTACGCGTACTGAACAAGAACATTTAGCTCGTAAAATGTTAATTGAAGTATTAGACGGATTGTTAAAACTAGCGCCAAAAATTGTAATTGGCGCGGTTGTTGGGAATCACTCCGAGTATAGAAGTGGAAAAGCTAACGTATCAACATCAAGACTAGATAACTCGGACACCGCAATATTTCAAATTGTCGGGGAGATCATAGAGGATAGAGAAAGATATTCGCATGTTAAAACAGTTGTGCCTAATGATTTTTATTTAACAATAGACGTCAAAGACCAAAGATTAACTTTTTATCATGGCCACATGACAGGTGGCGGATCCAATATTGAGAATAAAATTCAAAATTGGTGGAAAAATCAAAATCACGCGCGTATTCCTAGTGGATCGGCCGACATATTAGTAACAGGCCATTACCACCATTTAAGAGTTTTAACGGAACGTGGCCGTACTTGGTTTCAATCCCCCTCGTTAGATACATCAAAAGAACTTGAGGCGCGTATGGGATTAACAACTTCACATGGAATATTGACATTTACTGTATCAAAAAATGGTTGGGATAATTTAAAAGTATTGTAAAAAAAATAATTTAAATACTTGTAATTAAATCATAGATTGGTAAGTTTGAGTTAAGAAAAACGGAGGAACATAAATGAAATTATTTATAAAATTAGTATTAATTTCTATATTTAACAAAAAGTATATTAATTGGAATCAAGTAAGTTTAGATCTTGCTTTTTCTTTAGCGAAAACAAATCTTTTGTTTCACCCTGAAGATAAGCCATTTAATAAACTTCTTACTAATAATGAAATAAAAATATTAGTAAGCGACGATATAAATATATAATAAAAAGCAAAATGGCGGGATCATAACTCCCGCCATTTTTGTGTCCCTACAAGTGTCCAATTTGTAATTTCACTAAGTACAATCAAAGATGAAAAGCGTTCTTTCTTTTTGCTTATACTTATTTTTAAGCTTACATCAATATAGTTATAAGAGTTGCAATAGATATTCCTGCAATGATCCACCCGTAAATCTCTTGCCGTGTTGGTCGCGTTGCTAAATCTTTCTGTATTTGATCTAATTTTTCAAATAATTTTTCTATGTCTTTCATAACTTTATTAATCATTTCTTTTTGTGTATATCCATTATCGGCCATAAGTAAGCCCCTTACAATGTAATGAACAACCACAACAAAGTATTTTACAACTACATTTTGTCGTCATTGTCGATCCAATCCCACTCTTTAAATTTTATTATTTCTTTTTCTAACGTATCTACTTTATTAATAATAAAGTAAATTGATTTAAGTAAAAAATAAAATGATACGATCCCCATAAAAATTTGTTCCATAATGTCCTCCTTTAATGTTGGTGCATATATGCCTCGAGATAAGTTATTCTATCTCGCAAATTATCTAGCTCCCATGTTTCAAGTTGGTTGTTTTCTAGCGTAGTTACTTTTTTCAGTAGATCCTGCCACTCCCATTTCATTAATTCATATTTTTGGCTATCTTGTGGCGGATTGTTGAGTTCGCTTATATATCTTGCTTGGAAATCCTCAAATTTCCATTCTAAATCTCTAAGTTCGTTGTCTAAATTTTGATAGTTTGCTTTTAATGTAGTTAATTCATTTTCTAAAAATTCTGCGTTGTAAGCGACTTGTTCAAGCGCGTAAATCTTTTCATATAATACAGCAATGTCATTTGAAACCATTGTTGATTCTTTTAGTTGGTAAAATTCATACTCTATATTGTTCATGCGGTCATCAATGCCCGTAAGAGTATTAACTATTTGTGTTACGGATTGAAACCCTGCGCCAATTGATCCAAGTAAAGTAATCCCCGTAACAACTAGAGCTAGATTATCTTTTAATTTTTTCAGCAATTATTTACCGCCACAGCAACCGCTACCACAACAGTCCATACTATCCTCCAACTTTAAATAATATTTCTCTAATTACTTCTTCAATAACCATAAGATTTTGATTGAATCCCGCAATGCTTTCTTGGTAAGCATTTACTTGCGCTTTTAATGTAGCGACTTCTTGTTGTAGATCATTTACTGTTTTAAACAACCATGCAACAAGCCCCGCTAGACCGCCCTGTAAAATTTGATTTAGATTAACAGTTGCTTTCATTAATCCTCAAATGTTGCCTTTGGTTTATATTGTTCTAGTGCATGCTGAATT